CGTCTTCGTAGAAGGTCATGGTGCTGTTGGTGACCTGATCCTCGCCGGTGACCTTGCCGACGAAGCTGCTGCCCATGTCCGGAGCGTCGATCGCCTGGTTGGCGAACTCGAACCCGGTAACCTCAGCGAGCTGCTGATCGAGTCGAGTGCCTGCGGTGATCTGTGCCACGGTGGGGGCGGTCAGAGTCGTGATGGTCGGGACGAAGTAGACCTTCGTCTTGCCCTTCCTCATGAACCTTGACATGTTGAGGACTCCTTTCTACTGATTGTTGATCCTCGGGTTGAGAGCTTACCACTCTCACTCGTCGTCGAAGAGATCATCCTCGACGGCTGCTTCCTCGTCGATGGGCTCGACGGGATCTCCACTGCCGCCTTCGACTTCCGGCAGCGTGCCCTCCACCCAGCCGAGATCCTTCCAGACCTCTTCGAAGGCTCGGCGACTGAAAGTTGCCGTGACCTGTCCTGCCGGGTGATGGCATTCGATGTATTCCTCGCTCATGTTCCTGTGACCTCCATGTAGATCGTGTCGTTGGCCTCGAAGGCCCTTTGGTCGTTGCTTACGATACCACCCGGGCTGACCCGTGGTGGCCCCATGCAACCAGTGACCGAGTCCCACCCGGCTTCGATGATCTCGTGCATCTTCTGCTGGAACCTGCGACACTGCTCCGGCGTACCTCCGACCGACTTCAGCTGGAACATGAGGCTTGCCATTTCCTGATTGCCTGCCATGCCCCCGCTGGACGTGCCACCCGGCAGCGTCATCAGAATGCCCCACGGCTTGTCGGCCGGGATGGTTGCTGGCACTTCACCATCGCCGACAGCCCACGCACCGCTCTGCCGGAGCAGGGTCACGAGGCTCGTCGCTACATCGTTGATCTTGAACGTCATGCGCTCCTCCAGGTCTTCCAGAACACCTTGGGAATACTAGCAACGTACACCGGGCGCATGGCTGCCAGTGCAGGGCGGAAGTGCGGGAATGGTGGCTGGTTGTACATGCGCCCGGCGCTATCGACGCCGATGTAGCCGTACTCCAGACGGCGTGTCTGCGGTGACGGGTTCACTACCCGCCCATCAACGATGAAGAACGAGTTGACGTAACGACCGGTGACGATGTTCGGCCCCGGCCTGCCGCTGGCACGCTGCTTGACCTCTTTCAGCAAGAGAACGGCGAACTCGGCGTCGTTTGAGTCCATGGCTGGCTGAATTTTTCGGGAGAAATTCTCCAATTTGGCCGCAATTTTTTTGAGCGGTTTTGCATCAAAGTCGACATTCACTCTGCATCCTCCCGCAACCGGCACGACAGCCTGCGGTGCGTCTTGAACGTGGCATCAACGTCACCGATGACGATGAAGCGCTTGCCTTCCATGTCCGGGTTGTTGAGGCTGCTGCTGACGACGACCTCATCGTTGGGGAGCACCGGCTCGGCATCTCGAGGAATGGCGACCTCGAACATCGTGGCGATGGTGTGTTGCCCGCTGAAGCGTGTCTCGGCGGGTGAACCCATGGGGAGCACCATGGCCTTGCCGCTGTACACGTCAACGCTAGCCGTAGTGAGAACGAGCGTCACCGGGTCGACGGACTGAGCTCCAGGGCGGAAGATCTCGACCTCGTCGAGCATGTACTTCTCAACGATCTTGGCAATCTTTCCCAAATTCTTCAATGACATCTACGATCACCCTCTTCATGGTCGCTGAGATCTGCTCGGTCAGGTCAACACTACCATCGCCCCAGTCGAGAGAGTCGAGCACTGTTGCCGTGATGGCTTGCGGGTCAACCAGTGACTGCACCAAGCTCATCAGGAAGTTCGTTCCAGAAGCTAAGATATAGGTTGAGTCGCCAACCCTGTCCGGCGGCAAGCTCCCATACCATTCCGCCTTCTTGGTCTGGATCAATGTGCGGAACTCCTCCGAAAGCAAACTTTGCGGGGATTCCTTTGGGGTAAGCTGCACAGGTTCCATCCTTGTTGTTGTGTTTGCATGAGTCGCAGTGACTCGGTCCGCTATGTGGCAACGGTGAGCCTCCTTCCAAGAAGAATTCTCTGACCGACAACTGTAGCGATCCTACGAGGGTCCGGGCTAGTCAGGTATTCGCTGAGCGCTTCGGCGATGAGCTCATCCCAGCTCGTGGTCGCATACGCACTGACCCTCCTGGCAATAAGCTCTTGATTCTTGTCGTTGAAGAACCACCGGTCGAACTCTTCCAGCGTTTCAGCGTTCTTGCCGGTCATCTGTGCGCCCCAGGTGGAGTATTCCCGGAAAACTGCTCGGCGCAAGTTGAGCTTCTGAGTGCGGGTCATGTTGGCGATGTAGTGATGAGCACCTTCATGGAAGAGACTTGCAACACCTGGCCCCGTATCTGCCGGGAACCAGCCGAGCTTCGCCGACTTGCGGCGGTACGAGAGCCAATCCTTGTAGTTGTCGGCAACTTCCTGATTGATGTTGATGGTTCCGTTGCGATACTGCATCGGAGGACCGTTCTGCACGATTCGGAACTCTGGCAGCGATAGCCCAGGGAACATGCGCTCCCAGCTCTGAGTGAAGATCTCCAGGTCAGTCTTGAGCTCCGGATACTGATCTACATCGAACTTGACGTGGCCGAGGTCAACTTTGTTCTTGGCATTGTACAGCGACTCGTACAAGCGCTCCTGTCCACGGAACTGCTCTTGGATGGCGAGCTTCAGATCGTCATAGCTCCTGACGTTTTGCAGCGTGTTCTTCCAGTACCTCGCTTGATTCTGAATCATGTCTCGTCGCTCAGCGAAGATATCCAGCAATGAGTCGTATCCGAAACGAGTCTCCTTGCTGATGCGGAGCAGGCTGTAGCCAGCCGCACGCATGCGGAACACCGCCTCTCTGCCGTTGAGATCTAGGCTATGCAAGTTGAAGCCGAACACCCTGTCTGGCAATACAGTGAGGCCCTTCTGCCACCCGTCAGTGATCTGCTGCAACAGCTCCTGGACGCCCACGGGTTGCTCGGCGATGATGTCGGTGAAGCTCCTCCCCGCCAGCGTACCGGTTCGCAGGTCTTGAGAGAACTTCTTCAGTGCCGCACGGTCCCAGATGACGAGTTCGTCGATGATCTGCTGACGAGTGAGGTCTCCGGGCAGCTCCCACATTTCACGGTCGTCAGCCAGCCTGAGGAGGTCGTCCTTGTTGAGCGTGTTGTACGACGGGCGCTGGTCGAAGCTCGCTCGGTAGGAGTACCGCAGGAACCTATTGTCTGGCAGGAGTCGCAAGCCGAATCCGGCAGGGTCCAGGCCGTTCATGTACATGTTGACTTCGACAGGGCTATGCCGGAACAGGTTCACGGCCGTAGCGATCTCTGGGTCGAACGACTCTCGAGCTGCCTTAGCGATGCGCTGTGGCACCGGCAGCTTGAGGAAGTCTTCATCGTTCAGATATTTGATGAACTCTCGGACGTCCAGCCGTGCGAGGCGAGACTCCAGAGACAGGAACCTAGAGTACGTGCCGTGCGGGAACGCTCGTACGGTCGGGCGGATGACACCGTTTTCCATGTTGATGGTCGCATGGAACAGGCTCGTCGGCGTCCAGGTCAACCGAGGAGCCAGCAACTGAATCATGTCGTCCATGGTCATGCGAGCCTGCTTGGCGGCGACATCTCTCAGGTCCATGCCGAGCTGCTGCGCCCAGCGGATCTCGGCATCGCTCATCTTCCAGACGCCACCGAGTTTGGTATACACCTTGACGGCGATCTCTTGCCTGGACCGTACCGGCATGCCGATCGTGAACGAGAGCTTCCCTGGCAATGGGAAGCGCACCCACGGCGTCGGGTCGAATACGGCAGCGGCCAGCTTGACGGCGTCCACCTTGGCTCGGTCAGGGTCCTTGCGATACGTCTCGGCGAGATCGTTCAGTACACGAGACCAGCGGCGATCGGCATTGATCCCTGGCGGACGCATGATGTGGTACTGGATAGCAGCTTCACCATAGACGTCTTCACGGACAGCCCGCCAGATGTTGCGCTCCTTGATGCGCTCAGAGATCGGCAGGATCATGCTGTCCCGGTGAAGGGTCCAGTCGCCGTAGTCATCCAGGGCTTCCAGCAGGCGGACCTTACTGACCACTGTCGGCAGGCCCAGCACCCGGGCTTGCTCGATGCGGAGCTTGACGTTGGAGTCCAGGTCAGCATCGATGAATGCACGGGTAGCGAAG